CCTCCAAAGACAACAGACACTCTCTTAAACAGTGTCACCTTTATGGACTTAAATGTAAACGACATGGATATACCTTTTGGCGATTACGTATCTTTTATAAGATGTGATTCGTTTGACCAAGGGGCTAGCGATCCTTATGTTGCTGGCTGCGGAGAAACAGTGACCTACTACTATAATAATCCTCCTGCCAGTACAAACTTATCTGATATTAAGTGGCCTAAGAATTCCGCTTGGGTATCTAATACAATTGATGGTAATTTGGTTACAGGGAACGCTGTCGGTATCAGAGGGAATAGGCCGATACTTCTTGGAAACGATATAAAGGATCCCGCTGAACACGATGTAAGGGTGTTTCTTGCTTATAAGTTATTTATGTCCCATAATTTATTGGGTACAATTCAAAACAACACAAAAATGCATTTAAAGTTTCATGCTAAAGGCACAGGAACTTTTACCGAAGATTACGGCTCATCTCCTAATCCCGGATCAAAGTATTCAGTTGTTTCTGATAATTATAATTCAGAGGATAGCGCCAACTGGATTATGGCGCTGGCTCCTCAAAACAACTCTTCTACAGAACTTGTTTCTTATATCATTATGGAAAGGAATCAATTTTTGTATGCCTCTGGCGATACTGCGGTAAAAGCTTTTCACATACTTAGCGGACAAAATCTTTGTGTCCGGGATTACACTCTTTCTGGAACAGTTACTGCGAGAAGGGCGGTTGGTTTTGATGCTTTTTCACAACCAATAGGGACAGGCGCGCTTTCCCCGTATTTTGTTCCAGCAGGAAACCCCTATATTGATGGATCAAGGATATTTACGGCAACAGGAGCAGTAACTCCTTCTAAGGCAGGAACATGACAATACCATCTGTTATTTCTAAAGTTACAGGATCCACAACTACTGCAACATTAGTTCAAAAAATTATTCTTCCTGAAAATATCCAAAATGGAAATATGCTTGTTGTTTCATTAGGATTAAGAACTCAAGCAGGAACTACTACGGAAACATGGGATAATGCTACAGCAGGAACTTTTACTGACGTACTTGCGTATAATAGAGGACTTCTTAGACATGTAATATACTGGAAAATAGCTGATGGAACAGAATCCAGTTTAACTTTATCAATTGTTACTTCAGTTAGTGCTGGAGGGGCTTGGGTTTCTTTTTGTATAGATAGCCATAATTCTCTTATAGAAACTACAGTAACAGGAGCTGGTACTGGAAATACTTCTCCAGGAGTTGGTCTTACTCCAACTTGGGGAGCTAAAGACGTTTTGTGGATTTCTGGATATACTGGACCCGGAAGTAATATTTTAGCTCCAAGTGGATATAGTTCTACTTATACAGTAGCCGGTTCTGGTTCTACAAGAGTAGGATTAACTACTATTGAAAAAGGAATATCTAATACTATTTCTGAAAGTTTAGCTCCTAGTTCTTGGGGAATAAATCTTATTTCTGCCGCAGAAAACCAAATTGTTTATTTACTTGGTATACAGGGAGCTGCGGCAGGCGGATTCACTATTACTTCCGTTAACGAAGGTAATGATGTTTACTCAGGACAAACTTTTGTAAAAGTAGTAGGCACTGGCCTTAGCAACGTAACTTCTGCTACTTACAAAGGAGCAGCTTGTTCAGAAATTAGTAAATCAAGCAGTCTCAGTATTACTATGACTTTCCCTAACTTCTTCACCAACAATATCAAAGTTGGTGCCCAGCATTCATTAAAAGTCCGAGGATAATTTATGGCTAAGATCACATTCAGTAATATCTCGTCTGGTTATCAAAGTGTCAGCACTCTGAACAATAACTTCGACCAGTTGGAGTACGAACTCCAGAACAATGTCCTGTACAGGAATAACCCTACTGGCGAGCCTAACCAGATGAGCAATGATCTGGACATGAATGGGCACGATATTTTGAATCTAGGTAACGCTACAGTCGTAGCCTCTGCTAGTAGCGTACAAACTATGCTTTGGGGTACGCAACGCGACGGTACAGGTACGCACAGTCTTAGCGTAGGCGATGTTTACAGAACAGTAGAAGTCTCTGCTAGTTCTTCGGTAACGGCGGTTATGTACCTTACCCTTGCCTCTACAGCAGGATGGGTAGGTGGGCAATGGGTCTCTCTTCTTCAGAAAGGAGTAGGTAAGATCCTGGTTACTCCCGCAGCAGGGGTCACGATTAACTGCCCCGCTACTGTCAAAGGTACTCGTAGGCAGTACGGAACGGTAACACTTCGGTACAAGGGCAGCGATATCTGGTACTTGGATGGGGATGTATCCGTATGACGGTAGAGAAGATCACGGGTTCCTACCAGTTCAGGTGTATGACTCGGGAACAGAAGGATATCTATCGCAAGGATTTCCTTGAGATTGCGGATCCTACAGGATTCATTTTTGCCGAGAAGTGGTTGGAAGATGGTTACCGCAAATGGACCTCGTTTATCCACAGTATTGGAGTAAAAGAAGAAATCAAAGAGTGGCAAGAGACGCTAGCCATTAAACTCCAGGCTACAGCAATTACGCAGATTGCAACTCAACGGGATTCCTTCCAAGCTCTGAAATGGCTGGCAGATCGTGGTTGGGTAGAGAAATCAGATAAACGCACTAAGGAAGCTAAAAAAGCAGCAGCAAAAGTTGACGAAGCAGTAGAAGCCGATATGGAAAGACTAGGACTTAAACTTGTCAAATCGTAGTAATAATCAACGCACTCGTCAAGGGCGACGGGTACGCAGACAAGAGCTTTATAATGCGGGGATAGTTCCTTCTCCGCACCATAGGATAATTTCTGATTATCTTCAGTTCAACGTATCCAATACATATTCTGCCGCTGTCGGGCAACTTGCTTGGAATGTGGATAATGGGACAGTTGATTTAGGGATGGATGGCGGAAACGTCACTATGTCTCTGGGTCTTGAGACGTATTTCCATGTGCGGGCGGACTCTACTATTAGTTGCGGCCAAGTAGTTATGGCTACCGGTACACTAGGTAATAGCGGAAAGCTAAAAGCTGCTCCAGCGAATATTACGGACCCGACTCAAGGAATATACATCATTGGTGTGGCAGCAGAGAATATTGCCACTAACGATTTTGGATACGTGACTTGTTTCGGCATAACACACAATGTCGATACTACTGGGGATGAATCCAGCGAAAGCTGGTCAGACGGTACAATTTTGTTTTATAAGCCTGGAACAGACGGGAAATTTACTAATGTAAGACCAACAGCGCCTAGTCCGCATGTATTAGTGGCAATGGTAGTTAATAGTGCAAACTCTGGAACAATCTTTGTTCGCCTTACGCACGGCCTTGCTCTAGGCGATATTAATGGTAACGTAGAATTCAGTACTCTAAGCGACAATGATTTTATTGTCTATAACTCTGGTAATTCTCGTTGGGAGAATCAATCAGTAAGCGAAGTTAAAGCTGTAATGGGTTTGCCCAGTGCCCTTACTTGGTACTCTGGAAGCGGCTCTCCAGAAGGTGTGGTAACTGCGGTAGTAGGTTGTCTGTATTCTAATACAGATAGTGGTGCTACGGATTCTCTTTTTGTAAAGAAAACAGGAACGGGCAACACAGGTTGGACTTCATTAGGATAATAAAAATGGAATGGCAAAACCTATTTAATATAGCCGCTTCTTTTGTTGTATTTTTGCTAGGCTGGTTTGTGCGGTTAGCATATGACGCAACAGTAGCTATGAAAGAAGATATTACAGAACTTGAACGTACTGTATCTAATCATTATGTGCGACGAGAAGATTATAAACAGGATATTCGTGAAATAAAAGATATGCTTATTTCAATCACTGTTAAAATAGATAACAAAGTTGATAAACATGATTTGAGGTTGCATGACAACTAAGAATGAAATACGAGAAGCCGCAGAAGCGGATCTCTGTACATTTGCAAAACTTGTCAACCCAATGCGGATCTACGGAGAGATCCATGAAAAGGTTTTTCGTTTTTTGCAGCATTCGGAGAACGATCTTAATCAGCTAATTATGCTGCCCCGGGGACACCAGAAATCTCATTGTCTTGCAGTGTGGTGCGCTTGGTGGATAACAAAGAATCCTGAAACTACGGTTCTGTACATTTCAGCTACGGCTCAGTTAGCAGAGGATCAGTTGTATGCCATTAAGTGCATCATTGATTCTCCAGTATATCGTAGGTACTGGCCTGAGATGCTGGATCAGGACGAAGGTCGCAGAAGTAAGTGGAGTACGACAGCAATTAACGTAGACCATCCATCCAGGATTAAAGAGATGGTTCGAGATAATACTATTCGCACTGCTGGCCTAACCACAAACACTACAGGATGGCACGCTGATGTGGTTATCGCAGATGACGTAGTAGTTCCTGATAACGCTTATACAGAAGAAGGTCGTAGGAAAACTGCCGCTGCTATGTCCCAAATGTCCTCTATCAAGAACGCTGGAGGAATGGTCAAAGCAGCAGGTACTCGGTATCACCCTTCGGACCAATACAGTGTGTGGCTAAATCAAGAAGAAGCTATATACAACGATGCCGACGAGATTGTGAAATACATTCCTGTCTGGGAAACAATGGAAGAAGTTGTAGAGGTAGACGGGGTATTTACTTGGCCGAGAGAAGCGCGGCCTGATGGAAAACGATTTGGTTTTGATCGGAAGATCCTTGCTAGGATTTATGCTGAGTACACTGATAAAACTCAGTTCTATGCTCAGTACTATAATAATCCTAATGACCCCGAATCTAATCGTGTTGATCGTTCTCGCTTCCAGTACTACGATCAGAAGTTCCTTAAACAAGTATCGGGCAACTGGTACTTCAAAGAAACCCGACTTAACGTATACGCAGGAGTAGACTTTGCGTTCAGTTTATCAAAAAAATCCGATTATACGGCTATCGTTGTCATTGGCGTTGATTCCTCTAACGATATCTATGTACTCGATATTGACCGCTTCAAGAGCGATAAGATCAGCGAGTACTACGATAGGTTGGTGTCAATGTATAACAAATGGCAATTCAAAAAGCTCAGAGCGGAAGTCACGACAGCCCAGCAAGTCATCGTCAACGATTTGAAACAAAGGTTCAAGGAAGGCGGTATTTCTCTCAAGATTGACGAGTACCGTCCTAATAGAAACCAGGGTTCAAAGGAAGAACGAATTGCCGCCGTACTGGAGCCTAGATACCAGCAGCAGGCTATGTGGCACTATCGTGGCGGATACATACCCGTGCTTGAGGATGAGATTCTTCTTGCTCGCCCTGCTCACGATGACATTGTGGACACTCTTGCAAGTATTGTAGAGATTGCCCAGAAGCCGCGAGAGAGAACTGAAAAAGTAAAAACGACTCCTGTATCTGCTTTGTTCAATAAGCGGTTTGGAGGATTTGGAACAACTATGGGTGGAATAGCATATGGCCGGTAATGTAGCGCAACTCAAGGAACAACTTCGTCCTGATAACCTTGCAGGGCAAATTTACATGATGTGGAATGATTTCTACAATCAACGAAAACCTTGGGTAGAAGAACAAAAAGAACTCAGGAACTATCTGTTTGCTACCGATACTAGCAAGACCAGCAACAGAACTCTGCCTTGGCGTAATAGCACAACTACGCCTAAGCTCACACAGATCAGGGATAACCTCCATGCTAATTATATGGCTGCGCTCTTTCCTAATGACCAATGGCTCAAGTGGGAGGGTTTCTCGCTTGATGACGCTACTAAAGCAAAGCGCGAAGCCATCGAATCCTACATGCAAAATAAAACTCGATTGGGTGGATTTCGTACTGTTATTTCTCAGCTATTGTACGATTACATTGACTATGGTAATGCTTTTGCGGATGTTGAGTGGGTAAACGAAACTAAAGAAGATCCTCTGACGGGAGAGAAAATTCCTGGATATGTAGGCCCGAAGGTTGTTCGTGTTTCGCCTCTGGATATCCTCATTAATCCGGCTGCTTCTAACTTCAAGAACACTCCCAAGATGACCCGGAAGGTTATGAACCTCGGGGAACTCAAGGCCCTTGCAGAAGATTTTCCCAATGAAGGTTGGGTAACAGAAGCTCTGGCTAAGGCTATGAAGTTCCGACATGATATTGCCAATGGGCAGTATAGCATTGAGGATTTTGATAAAGCAGCAGGCTATACCATTGATGGCTTCGGTAACCTGTACGAGTACTACCAGTCGCCTTATGTAGAGTTGATTGAGTTCGAGGGAGATTTGTATGATCCTTATACTGATACTCTGCTTCGTAATCATTGTATTACGGTCATTGACCGTTCCAAAGTAATCCGTAAAGAAGTCAATCCTAGTTGGTTCCCCAAAGGCTCCAAGGCTCACGTTGGCTGGCGTTTGCGTCCTGACAACCTGTACGCTATGGGGCCACTACATAATCTTGTTGGTATGCAGTACCGGATCGACCATCTGGAAAACATCAAGGCTGACGTATTTGATCTTATTGCGTTCCCTCCGCTGAAGATTAAAGGAGAGATTGAAGAGTTCGATTGGGCACCGGGTGCCGAAATCCACATGGATGTAGAGGGAGATGTAACTATGCTGGTGCCTGACACTACGGCTCTGGCAGCGGACACACAAATCGCTATTCTCGAACAGCGAATGGAGGATTACGCAGGCGCACCTAAGCAGGCTATGGGTATCCGTACTCCTGGTGAGAAGACCGCCTATGAGGTACAAGCACTTGAGAGCGCAGCGGGCCGTATCTTCCAAGAGAAGATCCAGAACTTTGAGGTGGAACTGCTGGAACCGGTCCTAAATGCCATGCTGGAGATCTCCCGCAGGAATATGGACGCAGCGGATATCGTCCGAGTATTCGATGACGAGCTTGGTGCCCAGATCTTCTCCACGGTAACTAAGGAGAATATCACAGCTAACGGCAAACTCCGTCCTGTAGGCGCTCGGCATTTCTTTAGCCAGCAACAATTGATCCAGAATCTGACGGGACTATTCAACAGTCCTGTAGGTCAGTTGATTGCTCCTCATGTATCAGCTAAACAATTGGCGCGGCTAGCCGAGGATCTCTTTGGCGTAGAGCGATATCAGTTGATCTCTGACAACATTGCCCTGATCGAGCAGTCCGAGCAGCAACGTCTGATGGCTGTACTTCAAGAACAGGCTGTCGGGGAGGATGCTGCAATGATGGCAGCGGACCAGCAACAGATGCCAATTGGTTGACAAATCAACGACATTCTGCGATAATCG